TTTTCTCTTTATTTGCAAACGCTTAGTGGATGGCCGGACAACCGGCCATCTGCCTGACATACACGAGTTTGGGCACCATTTTGCGCACTCGCAGGGCCCAAATCTCCAACGCAAAGAGAGATTTTGACCATGGCTGAAAAGCTCCCGATAGCCTTCGCGACCTTCAAGCGCTGCGTTCTTGAAACCCTGATAAATGGCCCCTTGCCGGTGCGCGTCGAGCGTCACGCCGAACGGTGGTCGGTCCTCCTCAAGAGCCAGGACGGCCAGACGGAAATCCACGTCCCTCCGAATAAGGAAATGATCACCAGCGAGGAAGCGGCCCGCGGGTTCGCCAAGGCCGCTCTGCAACTTGCTCTTGACGAATTCGAAGCCGAGCGGTTGGATGCGATCGAAGAGCCCGACAAACCGGAGAGGTTGCAGTGAACCGCAAATCCAGGGACACCCTATTCGAGATCGTTAACGGCGTCGGTGGCATTGCCATCGGCGCCGCTCTGGTTCTTATCGCCGGTATCTATTGGCGCGACGAGATCCTGTCGCTCGCGGCGTACCTGAAGGGCGTCTAGCCGAACAGGGTCGATGTATCGAACAACGCCGCCCGGCGGATCTGCTCGGCCGCCTGTTCGTCTTCGCGCCGCTTCTGGCGCTCCTGCTGGTTCTGCATGAACAATGCGGCCAACGCCCCGATCTGACCGCCTGGCGCCGCCGGCATTCCGCCCACAGGCGCGCCGAGCGGTGCGACGGCCATTCCTGGCGCCGGCATCGATGCTGTCGGTCCTGCCGACGCCATCCCCGTCGCAGCGGGGGCGCTCGGCCCCTGCGCGTACATGGCGCCGAGCGACGTCGGCAAACCGCCGCCTTCCCCGCCAGTCCATTCGAAGTGCATGGCGTCAGGGCGCTTCCACTTTCCGCCCCATTCCAGACCGTGTCGCGCGGCGAGATCGCCGACGTTCGGCGGCAGGTCCGTGACGACGGCTTGGCCCCGGCCAAGCATCGGGTTGGTTCCCGCGTTCAGATCGATGGCCGTTCCGAAGGCGTGCTGGCTAAGCTTGTCGCTGCCGCGGATCGTCCGATAATTGAAGCCGCCGCTGGACTTCAGCGGATAGCCCGCAGCGGCCAGGTCGCGCAGGAAGCCTTCGAACGCGGGAGCGGCCGGCGCATAGACCTGCCAGCTTTGGCCCGGCACGGGTTCGATCGCCTTCAGGTTCTGTTTCTGCCAGGCCGGATCGGCCGGATTGCCGAGACGCTGCGTGTTCGCCCAATTCGCCATTATTTGCCTCCGTCCATGACGCGGCCCGTCGTGTCGTCCTCGTCGTCAGCACTCATGCCGTTGACAATCGAGCTCGCTTCGTTGCCGAACCACAGCTTCGCCTTTTTCGACAGCGCCGCCCGATCGGCCGGGTTGTTCTCGCGCATCAGCAAGGCCGCCGTGTCGGCGTCGAGCACGACGTCGTCAAGCATCCGCTGGAACCCTTCTTCCTGCGCCCGGCGAACACCCTTGCGGACCAGCGTCGACACCAGTGCCGTGATCAGGAACGAACCGGATATCTTGCCGCTGCGATAGGCATAGAACCGGCTCTGCAACGTCTCCGGCGACAGCAACTGTTCGAACGATCCCTGCGGCGTGCCGGACGTGTTCGGCGCCTTGGCAGCATTGCGCGTGTCAACGCCCTTGATCGCTTCGGCGATCTCGCGAACCCGCTTCAGGTGCTCCGGATTGTCGCGCCACAGCCGTTCGGCAACCGCGGCGTTGGCCGGATTGTCGAGGAAGTCGTTAAGCGCCCGCGGCGACCATGGCTGGCTACCGTCAATATTGGCCGTTGTGCGACCGCCCGCCCGGGACTTCTCCTGAAGGATGTCCCAAAAGACTTTCCGCGCCCCTTCGACGGCCTTCGCATCGTCGCCGACAAACGACAACAGCTCGTCGGCCGCCACCTTCGGATCGCGCGACGCAAGAACGCCCTTCATGGCCTGCTGCGCCTTCTCGTCGCCGTAGGACAGATAATTCGCAACCGAGCTGCGGCCCTGTTTCGTCAGCGTGTCGCGCAAGCTCTGTTCGCTGGTCTGCGCTTCCGCCAGCTGGCGGCGCAGGTTGCCTGCCGTGCCGAGCTCTTCGCGCAGCTGCGGAAAGCGATTGAAGACCTGGCCGTACTGGCCGAGATAGTCCTGCAGGCCCTGCGGATTTTCGAGCAGGCCGCGTTCGCGGACGTCCGACAGCACCTGGTCGCGAACGGCCGACTGGACACGCGTGTCGTTTCCAGCCTCGCGCATGAGCGCTTCGAAATCGGCAATCTTGCCCTGATCGGTCTGGACGAAGCGGCCGGCGACGGAACTATCGGGATAGCGCGGCTGGCCTTCCCTCTGGTCGAGCGTCTGCGCAACGGCCGTTTGCGGTCGCGTGAAGCGGTCGTTGAATTCGACGGTCGCGGCGCGGGCGGCCGCGTATTGCTGCCGCAGATCTTCCGGCAGGCTGTTCGCCATGTAGCCGTCCAGCTGCTCGACATACTGTTCGATAACCCGGCGCTCTTTCGGCGTGGTGGCCGGGTTGCGCAGTTCGTCGGTCAGCGTCGAGCGCAGGGCCGTGATCTCGTTCAGCGGCGCCTGAGAATTGGCGGGCTGTCCAGGACGCATGATCGGACTGCCGTCGGGGCCGAGAATACCCGTCGGCTGCGGCGGCGTTCCAGGATCGATCAGCCGGCCCGGAATATCGGCCTCGTTCGGCACATAGCGCTGGTTCGCCAGCGGCTGTTCTTCGGTTACGCCCGCGAAACGGCGGTTCAGGGGGGCAACGTCGACCTGCTGCGCGCTTTCGTTGATCGGCCGCCATGCTTCAGACAGGATCTGGCGGGCACCTTCGCTGGCGTCCTCGAGGGCCGTGCGGATATTGGCGCCACGGCCTTCGCCGGTCATGAGCGGCTGCAGGCCGGCAGTCGCGCGGGTATAGGCGTCTTGCGCATTGGCGGTCTGCACGCCAGCGTCGGTCAGTCGGCGGTCGCGCTCGAGGGCGAGCTCGCTCGAGAACTGGCCGGGCGTTGCGTTCGGATCCGGAGCAGCTTCCGCCAGGGCGTTGTCGACAGCGGCTGTGTTGTTGGCGCGCTGCTGCGTGTAGCTGCCCGCGTTCGGGCCGCTCTGCCGGCTGTATTCGAGCGCGGCGAGACCCGGGTTTTTCGTGCGATCGGCAAGACTTTCGGTGAAGCCAGGCACGGCGTCACTGACGCGTGCGCCCTCTTCCACCTGGTTGATAAGCGCCGTCAGATCCGGTTCCACGCCCGGAGCAGCCGGAACGCCTGCGGACGTTGCGATCTTGCGCATGACCGCATCCTTGACGACCTCGTCGGCATAGGAGCCATTGCCGAACAGCGCCCGGCCAATATCGGAGGCCGACGACAGCAGCGACGTGCCGACGCCCGTTCCAACCGCGCCAGCCAACGCACCGCCCGCATCGATCCAAGGATTGACGCCTTTTCCATAATTTCCAGCGACTTCATTGGCCGAGGCTGCGCCGAGACCGGCGCCGGTGGCGATCGTCGCCTCTTTACCCATGAATTTTCCGGCGTTGACTGCGGCCGGTTCGACAAACATTCGCGCCAGACCCGGCAGACGGCGAGCGCCCTCGACGCCGATCCGTTCTGCGGTCGCGACAGCGGCCCCTCCGGGAACCAGCATGGCGCCGAGCTCCTGGCCGACGCGATTGACGACGCGTTCGCCCGTGCCTTCGGGTTCGCCCCGGGGCCGCTCGACGCCGAGCACGTCAGCCGTTGCGTTGTTGGCGCTGTCGAGCGCGCCCTGCATGCCTTTCGCGCTCGGCGCGTAGTCGGCCAGCGGCGTGATGTAGTCGACCGCATCGACGACACCCTGCGGAGCGCCGAGCTTTTCCAGGCCCCACTTGCCGACGTTGCGCTGGATCTCGGCGACGCCCTGCGGCAAGCCGACGAGGTTCGTCACGCCCTGTGCGACGCCGCGAGCGCCTTGATCCGCCAACCCCATGATCGCATCCAGCCAACCCCGTTCTTCTGCAGGCGGCGGAGTTGCCGGCGAGGGAACGTCCGATCCTCGAATGAGATCGACAAGGCTTCGGTGACCGCCAGGCGGCGCAAGGGCCGGCGGCATGGCGGCCGTCGGCGTAGCCGAAGGAGCGGCCGGCTGCGCGGCCAGCACGTCAGAAACGAACGCGTCGTCGGCGTCGTCCGGAACTTCGATGCGGCGACCTTCGTATTCGACAATTCGCGGCATCAGTTAGCCCTCATGGGTCGTCCGTCCGGACCCTTGATCCAGCGCTCGACGGGCGCGTCTGCGCCGGCCGGTTTCTGAAACGACGTGTCGGTGCGCGCGGCGTTCGGATCTCGCAGGGTGTTGACGCCCGAAAGCTGCTTTTCCAGGACTTTTCGATAAGCGCCGACGTTCGACAGCGTCTCCTGGCTGTTGCCAAGGAAACCGCCGCTGATCCGTTCGCGCGCCCGGTCATAGGCCTGGCGACTGACTTCGCCGGACGGGTTTTCCGTTCGTGCGATGGCATAGGCCAGCGTCGCCTGCAGGAAGTTCGCTTCCGGAATAGCCGGGTCGAACACTTCCGGCGCCACGTTCGCCAGGCCGGCCTTGATATCGGCCGCTGCTTCCGCGACCTGCGGGGCGGTCTTTCCGAATGCTCCGGCGAGATCCGTCGCCGAAGCAACGGCATTCTGCGCCGTGCCGCGGATCAAACCGACGATGCCGAGCGCGCCCGGATTGTTGCGGATCAGCTGCTCATAGACGTCCAGAGTATTCAAGGCCTGCGTGATCTGCGCAGCCTGGTTGTTGGCCGCCGTGTTGTTCGCCGTGGTTGGGCCGAGCCCGGTATCAGCCGCGCCGCCCTGCAGGCTCGAATTGAACGTGATGGCGCCCTTCGGCAGCGTCGTGCCGGTCGCAGTGTCGATCCAGGTGCGCTTCGTCTGGTCGAACACGGCCGTCCCGCGCTTTCCGTCGGGCGTCTGGTAGTTCTGCGTCTCCGGAGCGGCCGAGCTGACGGGAGGGGCCGGCTGCTGGCCGACGGCGTCGTTACGGCGAACGATCGTCGGTTGGCCGTTCATGATGACCGTTTCGACCGGAACATCGCCGAGCACCTTCGCACGCTGATCCGTCGCCGGCAGGCTCTGCAAGATCTGCCCTTCGACTTCGGGAGCGGACAGCGGCTTCGCTGCGCCTTCGTAGACGCGTCCGTCTGGCGTGGTAACCCGCTCCCCCTGCGAAGTGGCGATATTACCCGCAAGCACACGCGGCAGGCCCGCGGCGCCGGCAGTCTGTTCCGGCATATACACGGTCGCGCCTTCCGCCGCCGTGACCGGCGTAGCATAAAGCCGAGCCAGGGCGCCGGCCTCTTGCATTTCGCGTTCCTTCAAAGCGCGGGTGTTGTCGGCGGCGTTGTTCGATCGTGACGTCGCCGCGGTCGTGTCGACGCCGTAATAACCGGCCGATGGCGTCCACTGCCCCGTCGCCTGGCCCATGCGATCGAAACGCGATTTGTCGAGCGCGGGATCTTGCGCATAGGTGAAAAGCTCCGCCAGTCGGGCGGCTTCGGCCTTCTTGGCGCCAGCGGTCGCATAGCCGGCCAGATCCGCGCCGCTCGGCGGGGCGAACATTTGCGCGAGACCTGAAAAAGCCTGCCCGATCTGCGGGTCGTTATAATAGCGGTTACCGACGATCCCGGCCATGTTAGACGCCTCCGTAAAGTGCGCCGAGTGTCGGGCGCGGTGTCGGGACCGGAATGCGGGTTCCGACCTTGGGAACGCCCGCGCCTGCGCCGCCAAGGCCAAACAGCGATCCGCCGCTAAGGCCGGAACTCATTGTCACGCTGCCAAGTCCGCCGAGAATATCGCCGAACATTTTCATGCCGCCGCCTGCCTGATTGGCCGCGTCCAGTTCGTAGCCGAGAACATTCGACGAGCCTCGTTTGAAGCCGCCGATCTGACCGATCTGCGTCGCGTCGCGCGCCTGCAAACGGCTGTTGTCGCCGAGCAGATCCCCGAATGCCCGCAGTTCGCCGAGCGCCGAACCCGTGCGATCCGTGAACGCCTTGGCCTTGCCGCGCTGTTTCGCTTCTTCGCGAATGACGAGGTTGTTCGCGGCGGTCGGCAGCGCGGCTTCCTGCGACGGTTCCGCGACCTGCTGGCCGGTGAAGTACTCGGCCAGGTTAGCGGCCTTCTGTTCTTCCTTGGCCCCGAAATCCTGGTAGCTGTCCTGCGACTTTGTGTTCAGCGCCTGCGCTTCCTGATCCAGACCGTTCTGTCGGATGCGTTCGGCGGCCATTGCGTCGTTGCGGGCGCTCTGGATCTTGCTTTGAGCGGAGTAATTCGCGATCGTCGAGCCCGCCGATAGCGCGATCCCTGCGATAGTCATCGGATCGCACATGTTACGACACCTTCACTGAACCGGCGCTCGGCGTAAACAGACCCGTCGAATAACGAACGGGCGTCTGGCCGCCGGAATAGTAGTTTGCCCGCTCGAGCGCGGCTTGCGTGCCGAGACCGGACGTGAAGTCGCCGAAGAGCTGCGCAAGCGGGCTGTAAGCCGCGGGTTTCGACAGGGCCGACGCGCGGGTGATCGCCGAGTTTGCTACGCCTTCGGCGTCGCCGGTCGCGTTCAGCGTCGCGATCAGGTTGGATCGGGCGTCTTCGACCGAATTGCGCGCCTGCGTGGAATGTGACAGGGCCTCGTCGGCGATCTGCTGCTTGTTCAGGTCGTATAGTTGCTGCAGCTCGCCGACCTTGTCCGCGCGGGCCGAGCTGTTCATCAGCCCGCCGCGAGCCAGCGAAAAAGTCAGTTCCTTCTGCGCTTTCCCGTATTGGTCCTCGAGCTGCGGAGCGGCGTAATCCAGGAAAGACTGCCGCTGCTTGTCGAAATAGTCGTCGTTGAACTGGCTGTCGAAAATAGAGCCGACGCGCGTAGTGCCCTGGCGAATGCGTTCCTGGCGGGCCTGTTCGTCTTCGCGTGCCTGCTTGGCTTCGTTGCCACCGCCCTTTTTACCCATTTGCAATCATCCGCCGCATGAAAAAACCGACCTGTTCGAACCCAAAGTGCGCCAGAAAACGCGCCATCTTTTCGGATTTGAACTTGTTGTCGTTTCCCCCGGTTATCTCGATCGCGCCGAGCATTTCGCTCCAACGGATCAACTCTTTGGTGAGGATTGCGGCCGCCCGACTTCCGCGTTTATCGGGTCTCACGAACAATACTTCCTGCGTCGTATAAAGTCCATAAGCGTGCCGGTACTCGTTGATTGTCGCAACAAGCAGGGCGATCACTTCACGCTTATCCTCGACGACGAACATGGTCGGGCTGGCGTAATTCAGGTAGTTGCGAACCGTCTCGCGGACCTTGTCAGGCGAGAACGTCAGGTGCGGCGTCGAGATCTCGCAGTTCATGCGAGCCAGTTCGATGATCGCGTCAGTATCGGTTTCAAGCGCCAGCCGGACGAACATCGACCACCCTCGCATATTGAATGAAAGCTTCGCCCCGCTTGCCGTACCCGAGCATTGGCCCTGTTTCCGGTTTCAGGCCGAGTAGCTGCAGCCACTCGTGCGCGTGGTCGTAGCCGGCGATAGAGACGGCTTCGATCCGATGGACGCCTGCCTGGATGCAGCGGGGAAAGAGGTTGTTGCGGATAAAACGCGTCGCCGGCAGCGCGATATTGGGAAAGTCGTCCGTCGCGAAGAACAGCAGCGTCAGGACATTGGGTCGTGCTTCGATCGTGCCGCCGATGCAGATCGGGCCGCTCCCGTCGCCACCACAGATGACGTCCTCGCGGCCGCCGTAGCGCTCGGCCAGCAAGGCGGCTAGATCCTCGCGGGTGTCGCAGGGCGAGACAGCCGCGAACTCTTCGAAATCGCGGTCCCGCATGCGCAGCGCGACATGGTAAACGTCGTCACAGCTGGCCCGGTCAATCCGCATTTGCGTCGCCCTCGTAGTGAACGACAACAGCCGAAAGCTTCGCGTAGCCGTCGCCCTTGGACCGGAAACGCGGGCTGATATGCGTCGAGCCGCCAAGCGACGGAACGCGGTCGTCGTTGTAGGTCGTGCGCGATAGCACGGCGATCAGGTCTTCCGCCGCGATGTTGTTCGGTTCCATCCCGTAGCGAACTTCCCATTCGCCCTTCAGCGCCGCGTCGACGCCCTGCCAGTTCTTCTTCCGGGTCGGGTCGTTCGCGTCGAGATAAGGCAACCAGGCTTCGGCGATCGTGCCGTCATATTCGACCGTGCTCCCGGTTCCGCCATAAACGTAAATTGAGTTGCCGGAACGCACATAAACGCGCTTGTTGAAGACGACGGCCCCTTCGATCTCGAAAGCCTCGCCTTCGGCATTGGTCGGAACATAGGTCGACCAGGCGCTGACCTTGGCGCCGCTGAAATAGGAGAAGACGTAGATCACATTCTTGGCGAGCAGCCAGAAACGACCGTCTCGCGGTTCGATCAGGCCGATGATGCTCTGCCGCTCGGCGTCGCTGAGGCCCCGCAGCTGCTCGACGATCAACGTGTCGATCGGTACGCCGATATCCGTCGTCGCGGCCGCGTTGGAGCTGTCACGGGCTTTCAGCGAGCGGAGCCCGCTTTCGTCGAGATAGAAAATGTCGTTGTCGCCAAACTGCGTCACGGAACGCGGGCTGATCGTGCCCGTGTTGTTCAGGACTTGCGTCTTGCGGTTCAACGTCGGATCCGGATCGAAGAACCATACCTGGATCACTCGCTCGGCAAATATGGCAACCAGGTTCTGGTAAAGGGCCAGCGCGACAAGCTCTTCCGATCCGGAGCTTTCCGCCGACATGTCGATGAAACCAGCGCCGAGATAGTCCGTCGTCCACTTGGTCGGTTCGTTCAGGCCCGAAAAATGGGTCATGGGGCCGGCGACCGAATAGACCTTCTGCCCAATCGTCTTGACGAAGGTTCCGGGCTGGAACACGTCGTCGACGCCGCCAGCCAGCGGAGCGCCTTCGATGACGGTGAAGGTTCCGCCCGTCGTCGCGTCGATGACCTTGCCGTTGGCCTGCACCCCATTGTCCGAAGCGGTGATCGTCACGACGTTGCCGCTCGCGATGGCCGCATAGTTCGGGCTCGACGCAAAGCTGTTGATGGCGCTCGCAATCGCTGCGGCTGTCGTGTCGTTGTTGCCCGTGTGAACGACGTTCCCGCTGATGATCGCCACGCCGCCGACAGTTAGCGCTGTCAGCAGGTTGCCCGCAGCGCCTCCCGTTACGGTCAGGGTTCCGCTCGCCGCGGCCCCGTTCGAAGAATTGCCACCCGCGAGCGTCAGGCCGGTTGTCGGCGAGACGGTCAGACCGTTGTCAGTGGTGAAGGCGATGACGCGGCCATTCGGGGCGGTGCCTGGATCCACGGCGATCAGGTTGACGTTAGCGCCGACCGCTGTCGCATCGTAGTCCGGAGAGGACGTAAAGCCGTTGACTGCCGCCGCGATGGCTTCCGCCGTGTCCTCGTTGCTGGTCGTCCACAGGACCGGTGTATTGACAACCGAAACGCCGTCGACCTTCAAATCAGACAGTTTCGACGTGACGGTGGCCGACCCGCCGGCCATGTTCTGGTTGTTGCCGACGGTCATGTCGCCGGTCGGAGTGATGACGATCGCCTTCCCGTTCGGCGCGGGGCCGACGACCGCCGCGGTCACGGTGACCGTCTGGCCGGCAGCTATGGCGGTGTAATCGGGAACGGACGTATGGGAATTGATCGCGCTCGCGACCGCGGCGGCCGTCGTGGCGTTGTTCCCCGTATGGGTGATCGCCCCACTGATGATCGAAACGCCGTCGATCGTGATCGCCGTAATCTGGTTGGCGACGTTCGCAGTGCCGCCCGTGATCTCGAAAGACCCGTGGGCCGCGACTGCCGGCGTGATCCCGCCGCCGGTCACTTCGAAGGTCGCGCGGGAGCGGCCGTCGAACCAGTCGTCGACCCGCGTTCCGTTGTAGAAATGGTAAATCGAGCCGTCCGCGAATTCGCCGACGACATATAGCTTCCCGGCATAGAGATCGACCGACAGCACGCGAACCAACGCAAGGCCGTCGGGATGCTGAAGGCGCTGGTATGTCACGCCGACGGGCATCGATGGCGGCGTCGCACTGCCGAAGACGTAAAGGCTGGTGCTCGTCGCGGCCAGGGCGGTCGTTGCCGGCGGCAAGGCGATTTCGTCGACGAAAGCCGCACGCTTTTCGAATTCGCCGCCGCGAGTGATATGGCCGTTTTCAGCCTTGATCAGCACGCCGCCGGACGTCGTTTCCGGCATCCGGCGCGTATCCAGGCCGCCGACGAGTTCCTTAACCCAAATCGTTCCCATCAGCGCCCCTTGTTTTTAAGGAGAGCTGTAACCGCGGGGCCAACCTCGCCCCAATCGACGCAAGGACGCGCAAAACCCGCGGGCTGAACCTTCGGGCAACCGAACGCGGCGTCGTCGACGTAAATCTGCCCGTATGCTTTCGGGCTTTGCGTCCATCGGTCTTGATCGGGGTTCCGGTTGATACCGTACAAATCGACGCCGATACGGCCCATGTAGGCGGCCGCTTCTTGCAGCTCATCGCCGCTGCGCATCGTGAAAAGAATGATCTTCGCGCCGTGGCTGACCCACTCCTTCAACGCTTCCGCCGCGCCTGGCGCCGGGGCGCCAATGTCGGGATACCTGTGGTCAACGACCGTGCCATCGAAATCGACGCAGATAAACATGATCAGCTCGTCTTGTTATAGATCGCGATCGGCACTCTCCGAACGCGCTCGCGCTCCGTGCCGACGCCGATCGTGAATTTCTTGCGGGGCATTAAGGCGGCCCGAAGCTTCACATAAAGGCGGTTGGCCTCGTCGAGCTTCATCTGCGCATCCTTGGCGCCCGTGGCGGCCAGGTAATCCGCAGCGCAGGCCTTGATCAGCAGCTGGTCGTCGAGATCCGCGCGGTCGCTGTCGGAAACCAGCGGCTTCAGCTTGCGGATGCCGGTAATCTTCATCCGGCCTTCCAGCGTGACGCTGTCATAATTGGTGTCGGGGATCGGCCAGACTTCCAGTTGCTCGTCTTCGGAGATCTGCCAGCGCCGCACGGGCCAGGATCGCTGATCCAATTCACTGTCATATGCGGCGTAATCGCACGCATCGATGCCCGGCTTGACTGGCTGATAGACGCTGTCCATGCGGACGGCGATATGGCTGATCCGATCGATATCCATGTCGGTCGGCATGGAATAATAGCGCTGCCCGGCCTGCAGATCGACGAAGCGATCGACGCGAAGATGCGGCCAAGCAAAGTCGGCCCAATACCATTCCTGCTTGCGCTGCAGCGCCTGAACCTGCGCGTCGCGGTGCTGCGCGTTATGCGCAGCGCTAAGCGAAATACGGCAAGCGACCCGCAGATCGGTCAGAAGCTTATCCAACGTAGTTCTGCGGGCCATCCCAAGTCCTCGTTATTGCACCGCGCCCCGAAGGACGCTTATTCCAGTACGTTGCTGCCGTGACCGTCGTTGATATCGCCGATGCCGTCGTCATCCGCGCCCTCGTCGACGTCTTCACTGTTGACCTTCGCGGCTTCCGCCGCTTCGATCGCAGCGACGATGTCGGCCTTCTTGCTGGCCTCGCCGAGATCGATCTGCTGAACAGACGCGTATTCGCGAAGCTGCTGCACAGTCAAAGAGCCGATACTTGGCTTGTCGGCGACGGGCGCCGGAGCCTTCTCGCGCGGTGCGGCCTTGACGCGGGTTTCGGTTTTGTAGAACTCTTCCGGCAGGTCGAGCTCTTCGAAGGTCTCGAAAACTCGTGCTGCGGCGCCCGGGAAAAGCGCGTCTACGGCGGGTGCGGATCGGCGGCCGTTCGGCTGCAGTCGCCCGTAGAGTTCCGTAAGACGGCCAATTTCCTGGCGGTGACCGCGTTTATCTTCGCCGGTTGGTTCGATGCTGGTTACGGCCTCGTCGCCGTGGATGAGGCGCAGGACAGCGACTTCAGCGGCTGTAACGCCGTATTTCGGAACCGTATTTCCGCTGTCGCCGCCAAGCGCGAGCATGATATTTGCAATCTGCATTATGCTGTCCTCTCGTTGATGGGCATAAATGGGCGGGGCCGCGAGACCCCGCCTCTTGAGCATGTCTGGCGTCAGGCGTTGTGCGCGGCCACCAGCGTGTTGACCTTCGCCGTCAATGACGCCAGCTGGTTTGCCAGGGTTGCTTCTGCGTAGGCGGCGGGAACGTCGACGATGGTATTGCTCGCCGTTCCGCCCGAACTGTCGGTCAGCGCCGTGACGGCGTCGCTAGCGCCAATTTTGGCGAAGCTGACGAGCAGTTCCGTGCCAATCGACCAGGTGAAACCGGTCTTGTTGGTGATCGTGGCGTTGGACGCGCCATAGCTGATGTCGAACTGATCGGCCACTTCAGTGAAACGGTCGTTGTTGTTCAGCAGCAGGTAGGCAGTCGCCAAAGCGTTGACGCCGGTAAAATCCGCCTGCGCGTAGCCGGTCGGATAGGGGACGGTGACGGTTCCAGCAGGAGACGCAACAGCCGCCGCCAGATTTACAGGAGTAGTTGCAACTTGCATTTCTAGAACTCCAAATTGGGGTTGCGGTTTATGGGGCGCCGAAGCGCCCCATTCGGCCTACGTCTTACGCGATTTCATACACGCCGGACGTGTTGAGCTGCTTGGCGATCAGCACGCCGGTCATGGTGATGCCGTTATACATCACGTACCGGTCGTAAGGCCGGGCCGGGTTATGCTTCTTCATGCGCTGGCCGTCCATGTAGAGAAGACGGAGACCGGTGCGGCCCATGTCGATGGCGTAGCAGAACTTGGACTTGCCAAGGTCGTCCATCGTCGGATCCCATTCGATCTGCAGGCCACCGTGCTTCGGGTCCGGCATGGATCCGTCGGCGTTGTTCTCGCCCTGCCAACCGGTCTGCGAGTAGTACCCGTTGGCACGGAGCTCGCGCTTGTAGGCATCGATGAAATCGGAGCCTGCAAAGTAACGGATCTTGGTAGAGCCGTTCTTGTACTTCGACCGGCGGCGAGCCGCCTGGTCCATGGCTTCGATCAGCGCGCCGCCGTTGGCGGCGTTGGACGTGATCACGTTGCCCGCGGCAGTCGTGCGCGCGTCGTTCCGCCACCAGGTGTTCGCTACGCGGCCAAGGCCACCGGTCGAGCCAACGGCAGGGTTTTCGAGCAGGATCGACGTGATACCGGCCAGCGCCTTGGCGTCGGACGAACCGTCGCCGTGAAGCAGGCGGTCGAGCGAGAAAGCATAGTCCTCGCCGAGATCGTCCAGCTTCTCGTCGAGAAGGTTGGCGAGCGCATGTTCCTCGCGGCCATCCATCGGACGCGTGGTATCTTCGCCCGGGTCGTCGTTGATATCGACGCCGTCGGTCTTCAGCTCGGTATGCGTAACGACGATACCAATGTGGTGTTCCTTCCAGGGGAACCGGGCACGCTTGATGCCGGTCGGGTTGTAGTAGGAAACCTGATCGTCTCCGCTATAACCCTGAAGGGAACCGCCGCCCTGGCCGCTCTTGACGGCAAAGGACACGTTTTCCTTGCCGCCCGAGAACCGGCCGGCAGTGCGGTTGAAGGCGTCGAGCATCGGCTTGTTGGCAACGTTCTGTTTCCAGACCTTGCCCTTGTCGATGTAGTTCTCGAGCGCCGCATTGTTGATATTTGCGAGTTCGTCAGCAGTAAAAGCCATGACGGCCTAACCCTTTGCGTCTACGACGCCCGGCGGTTTGCGCGCACGATATCCAACGTGCTCACGTCGCCCGCGGGGCGTTGATTGCCTGCGACCTGGCCGCCCATGACAGGCTTGATCACTGGTTTCGGCTTCGGCAACGGGTTCGGATTGGCCGGCTTGAACTGCTCGTTGACGGCCTTGTAGGCCTTGTCGAGCTGTTCTTTCACGCCTTCCGGCGTGTTCGGCAAACCTTCCGACTGCTGAAGGAACAGGATCTCCTTTTGGAGCGGCACGAATTTGGCGTCGAAATTCGGGTCGTTCTTGCGACGACGGCTTTCCCAATCGGTAGCAGCGCCGCCAAGAGCCTGGACAGCGGTTGTCCGCTGCTGGCGCTGCTGGCGCTGTTCCGCGAAACTCTGTCGGACCTGCGAGGCATTCACGCCCGCCCGTGCCCGGCTGACTTCCAACGCTGCGACCTGATCCATCTTGCCTTCCTGGACCATGCGCTGCAGGTCTTCCGGAAGAACTTCGCCAGCTGCAACAAGCAGCTTCTGGATCGTCGGCTTCAGCTGTTTCCAGGCTTCCACAGGGTCGGTTTTCATCAACCCCATGATCGACAGGCCGTCGGCAGCTTCTTCAGCGTTCAGCCCGGCGGTATCCAGGAAAGTCTGAACGTTGTTGTAGCGTTTGGCGTCCTGCTCGTAAGCCTTCGACTTACGCAGCAACTGTTGGAAACGCGGATGCTTGTGGAACGGAACGTCGGAGAAATCCTCGTCGTCCTGCTCCTTGGGTTTATCGTCGTCGGTCGACTGACCGTCGTCTTCGCCTTCGGCTGGCGAGGCCGCTTGATCGGAACGGCTTTCCGTGACCACGTCGCGGACCACGTTCAGCAGTTCGTCATCTTCGCCGGTCGCGGGGGACGACGCCGCTGTGCTCGGCTGCTTCGCTTTCGCGTCGCCGCCGTTATCGTCCAGTGTGGAACTGGTGGACGGATCCAGATCCTCGATTTCGTTATCGTCCAGTGAAGAAGGCATGAAAGCTCCTTGTTGTAGTGACCTATAAATACTTCATGTCCGGCATAGTCGCAAGACAGACAAGACAACAGACTACAGCGGACTTGCCACCTGGTTCGACCCGAAGGCCGGCCCCGTGCCGCCCTCCCCGCCTGGCGGCCGCGGGGCGTTGTTTCCGCCCGCGCCGCCCTGCATGTTCGGATCGGAGCCGGGCTCTCCCGCCGGTCCTGCCAGTTGCCGCTGCTGGTTCATGGAAATGATGGACGGAACGCCGGCCGCTATGGCTTCGGTCACGTCGAGCTTGTCGTCGAGGCGCCGCAGCGTCTGCTTCAGCAACCATGTCGGATCGATGCCGGGGATCTGCATGACAAGCGGAAGCATCTGCTTCCAGTTGTTGATCTCGACGGCCTGGTTCGGCTTGCCTGTCGATCCGGCTTCGACCTCGAGGAATATTTCGTTGGCGATCTCGGCCAGCGTCATTTCCGGCCACACGGCGCCGGGACCGGCAATCTCGGCCACCTTCTCCGGCGACATTTCCCGCAGCATGATCTGGCCGGACGCCCGGGCGATCGTGGTCAGGAAGCTATCGAGATCGTCGATGCTCGAGCCGTCCGACGAATTCGACGAGTTGGCCGCGATGGCGCTTTCGGTGGCCGTTGCCTTGGACACGCCGCCGAACTGCGCTTCCTGTGCGCCGACGACAAGCTGCGTGTCGGTGAAGACTTCGTTCGTGTCGTAGAGGTTCGGGTCGACGCCCGGAACGGGCAAGGTCTGCAGGACACGGCCGATCTCGGTCTGCGGGTCGATGTTGAGGCCGAGTGCTTCGAAGGCCTTCAGGTTCCGGATCGCCTGTGGGTCGTCCTCGTCACCGAAGGAGCCGTTGGCGAAGACCCAACGCGGCCGGGCGGCTTCGCGGTGCTCGCGCTTGCCCTGCCTGGAACGGTTGTGCTCCTTCTGCATGTCGATCATCAGCGACACGTCAGACGGCGGGTAAAGTTCGTCTTCGCTTTCGACGTCGTTGAACGTCAGGGCATAGACCGGCCAGAAATCCTCGACGAATACGTCTGGCGGGGCCGGTGCGCGCAGGAATTCCGGATGACCATCGGCCACGTAATAGACCAGGCCGGACGGCTTGTCGTAGTGCTTCCACACGCAGACCATGCCGCCTTTCTTCTTGTCCGGCGACGACCATTCGTAATCGTCGTCCATGACGTCGTTTTCGCCGAGCTCGCGCGACGACCCGGCGCCGGCCGTATAGCTGGTATAGGCGCTCTGCACGTCGACACCGAACATTTCCTTCACCTCGTCACAGGTGAACAGATATTCGATCGTGACGTGCCGGGCGCCGACGAACCCGTCGAGCGACTTGCACAGCTTGTGCGGAATGACCTTTGTCGATTGCGGAAAGTCGAAAATCAGACCTTCGCGCAGAACGATTTCCGGCTCGTTGATCAGCGCCTGCACCGAGTGTTCAAGCTCGGCGCGCTCCGCTGCGTCCTCGCCGAAATCGCCGTCTGCCATTTCTTCGGCCAGTCGTTTCATGTGGTCCAGACGGGCGCGAGCGTCGGCCAGCTTTTCGGTCATACCGGGGCGCGGGCCGTATTCGCGCTGAAATCCAACTTCGACGTAACCGACACAGGTCGTGCAGGCCCGCCGAACGACCTTCTTCATGGCCTTCTTGAAGTCGAGCGGCTTTTGCTCCCGCATAGCCTGCGCAAACAGGATCTCGAGCGTCTTGCCGATCTTGTCGATCATCTGACGCCGTTGCATGCCCTGCTGGAAATCGGCGATCGTCGCCTGCGCCTGCTCGAAACCGGGTGGCAGCTGCGGCTGTGCCATGACAGGCATTCCGGTGATCTGGTCGATCTGCGGCCCCGCGGCTTGCGCCTCCTGGACGGCCTGCATGCCAAGCTGGATCGTCTGATACGCCAACATCAGCGAGGCGGGATTTTCGTCCCAAACACTGAAATCGATCGTCTCACGGCGGCGGGCAATGGCGCGCGGGTTTTTCGCGTAGAGGGCGGCAGTCTTTTGCTTGACGTGGCGGCCGGCGATGTTCGCGCGGTACTTCTCTTCGCCCCAATCCTTCTCGGCGCCCCACATTGCGACCTGCATGTCGCGGCGCATGCGTTTGAACGCCTTTTCGTGGTGTTTCTTGTCGTCCTTGATCTTCCCGCAGATAGACGCGACCAGCGCCTTGTCCTGTGGCGTCGAGGGACTGTTACCCTCGCCGTCGGCCGTCTCAATAGCCGGCGTCGAAAGCTGTCCGGTGTTGTCGTCCTCGAATTCCATCAAAACCCTCCGGCCGACTTCCGGGCTTCCTGTTCGCGTTTCCAACTGTCTTGCAACTTGACCCACGCCAGCGTGCCGAACTTTGGTTGCTCCTGGCGCCGCCTGTTCGCTTCAGTATTCTTCGCAGGTCCGAACTGGCTCTGCAGTCCAAGGCCAATATATGCGAGCGCATCGACAAAGTCATCATGGGTTCCGTTCGGGAAGCCAAGCATCTGGTTGATCGCTTTTTCCGTCCAGACCGCGTCCTTCGGAAAGAACACTTTGCCCATGGCGACACGGCCGGCGATCGACTGCGCGCGCTGCGCCTTGTCCTGTGCCGGAGTGACTTCGCGTATGTTGATGTAGGTTCCGGTCTCGAGCATCCGCTTGCGCAGAAACGGCCCGATCGACTTCGAAATATGTCCCTTTTCCGCCCACCACAGCAGCGGTTTCATGTTGCCACCGGCCATCGCCAGCATGGCTTCGACCGCGACGTCGGATTTCATCTTCCGCCAGTCGCATTCGATCAAATAAATATTGTTCTGCCGATCGATGCCGACCTTCAGGAAACACGACGGGTCGTTGCGTTGCTTGATGCCGACGGCGTGGTCGCTCGAGCAATAGAAACGCAGTTCGTCGGGCAATTCCGACGGCGCGTAATAGCGAATGTTCTCGCGCTTGAAGAGATCGCCGTCGAGCAACGACGGCCGCTGCTGGTAAAGCGCTGCGAAGCCGAGCGGATCCAGGCTCTGCTGCTCTTCCAGGAAGTCCAGATCGAACCTGTCGGGGCCGTCCGGCCACAGGGGTTCGCCCGGCTTGCGGCCAAGCGGGTCGTCCTCTTCGGCAATGGCCGGCAGGTTGATGATCTTGATCTTCTTCGCCAGCTTGGCGTTGTAATGCTGGTTTTCCGGATCGGTCAGGCGGCCGATCGGGTCGTCGGAATGCCACCGCGTAAAGGTCATGATGACCAGTTTCTTACCCATGCGGCGGGACATGGCGACTTTCGTAAACCATGACCAGGCCTGGTCGCGGATCGCCTGGCTCTGCGCCTCCTTGTCGTCCTTGATCAAGTCGTCGATGATCAGCAGATGGGCGCCGCGGCCGGTCAGCGAGCCGCCGCGGCCGACGAAGGCCCACTGGCCGCCGACGGTCGTCTTCAGGAAGTCCGACGCGGCCCCGCCGCGCTGCAGCCTGACCGACGGAAAAACCTGCTTGAACTGCGACGACTGGACGATCGAACGGACGTCCTTGCCGAAGTCCATCGCGAAGTCGTCGTTATAGGTGGCGACGACGCCGTTCATGGCTGGAAACTTGCCGATGAACCAGGCCGGCAATCGGCGCGAAACCTGCTCGGATTTCCCGTGCCGCGGCGGCATGGTCAGGATCAGGAACGGGATCTCGCCGGCCACCACTTCTTCGATGACGCGGGCAATCGCCCTGTGGTGCTTGGCGTCCTTGTATTTCGACAGTTCGATATCGTTCGGATCTTCGGGATCGGGCGACGTGAACTTGATGAATGGCAGGAACCGGTCGCGCGCTTCAATGGCCTTCTGCTGGCGCTTCAGCAGGCCGATCTGCTTGTGGATCTCGCCGACGTCCTCCTGCCGGGCGAGCCGCTGCTCTTCCTCCCATCCGTAGCGCTTGCCGGTCTTCGGATTGACGGCACTTGCCCGCGGCATGGTCACTGCCCCACAAGCTTGCGGAGATTGACGAACAGCGCCTGGATCATGTCGGAGAAGGTGACGCCGAGCGTGGCGCCGGCCAATGCGATGGCCATCATGAAGCCGGTCCCCATCGTCCGCATTTTCCTGAAATCATCCGTCTGCGGCTTGATCTCGTCGACAACGACGTCCTTCAGGGTCTGAACCTCGCCGCGCGCCTGCGCTGCGATCTGGCCGGTGATTTCGATGCTTCTGTCGGTATGGCGGAAGCGCTCGTTCATGTCCTCGCGCAATTCGTCGATGCGCTCATGAACCTTGACGCGGTGCTCGTGGGCCTGCTTGCGATCCTCGTCGGCCCGTTTGCTGTCGGCAAGAAGCGTTCCAAGGGTCCGTTGAATGTCCGCGAGCTGCGTGGAAATATGATCATCGCTTGCCAAAATAGTTCTTCCAGATCATTTCCAACCGCAGGCCTTGGCGCCATAATTGTTGTGCTTCAGGATCTGCGTCTGCGTGCCCGGCGTAACCTGGTCGCCCACCGAAGGGCGAATAGCCGACGCAACTTCGCAGAAATCACCGCTTGTCGCGCAGCCACCGATCCCACTCAGAATTGCGCTGATCAGCGCCCAACCGGTCAATTTCATCGTCGCTATCCTTCCGATCCCTGGCGGCTTTCAGCCGGTCTTCGCGGATCCTTGCCTCGCGGTCCTTCCAGCCCTGCTGACGCGCCCTGTTCAGGAAGACCGCCGCGGCGAAGGCGCCGGCAGCGACCAGGGCGTTCCGGAGCCCGAACAGCCGATAAACGATGCCGACGACGAGAACGGCCACGATGATCCAGACCCGCCAGGGGAGCTGATACGCGAGCCATTCAAGCATCAGCTTCACCGAAGCTGCGGATCACCTTGCGGACGCGCGCCGCGATCAGCTCGCCGCGCCACAGCATGACGACGACGGCCAGGATGCCGATCCCGACGGCCAGGTACTTGCCGAGATCGTCCAGCTGGCCCCACAGCGAGAACGCGGGCGAGGCCGTCGCAACGCCCGCCGCAACGCGCTGCGCCAGCGTGTTGCCGGCGCCGGCCGGGGCAACGGGCACGGGTTTTTCTTCGATGACGGTTTCGACGACGGGCGAGGCCGTGACTTTCGTCGACGTCATACCGGCCAGCCACTTATGCAGCGCGGCGCGCGTCTGCGGGCCGGCGTCGCCGTCAATTTCGCCGGTGTACAAGCCGGCCTGTTTCGCCTGGACCTGGAAGGTCTTCAGCCCGGCCGCCGAGAACCCGGCCAAGCAAAGGCTGATCCGCACATACTGCGCCATGCGATCCTGGAAGCCGTTCAGCCCGCCGTTGATCCGCTTGGTAATCTGTTCGATGTTGTTGGCGTCGGCCAGCACGTTTAGCGACTTGCCGGTCGGGTTGCCTTCGTCCCAATACCAGATCGGGGCGATGCCTTCCCACGGATCGGTGTTCAGCAGATCGGGGCTGGCGAGAAAATTCGGGGCGTCCAAGCCCTTGCTCTGGCACCAACGCTGAAACCGCTCGACGTTGCCCTTGCCAGTGATCTGGATCCCGGTGCGGCCCATGAACTTCTTGCCGTCGCCGTCCCGTTCAGGCGTGTTACCGAGATCGGTTCGGACGTCATAGCGCTGCTGCGCCGGGGTATCACCCCAAATCTCGCGGTCGTAGACGAAACCGGCGCTTTCGTGGGCCAGCTGCGGCAGGAAATGCGCCAACCGGTGCGGCAGCAGCAAACCGGTCTCGTGACCGTAGGCCTCGAGCCCCGCTTCGATCGAACGGAGGTTCGCGGCGGCCTTTGCGCTTGGGTATAGGGCTTTCACCGAATTCGGGATGATCGTCATGCGAAACGGCCTGTGTCGGAAACGTTGGCCGACAATACCGCGAAACAGCAGACAAAGGCAAGGCCGCCAACCTTGCGGAAGACGGCCTTGAAAGTAAGGGAAAAACACGACCAGCGAAGGAAAATCCGATCGCTGTAGGCCAGTGTAGGCCTGGCGCCGACAGACGTCAAGCGATCCCGGCAAGCCGGTTGCGGAGTGCGTAGCCCTCGAGCGCCCAAATCTTGGCCCTCGCGTTTTCGCGGGCAATCTTGCAGCCGATTTCGCGATCGAAGTTTTCAGGGGAAGCGGCCGCGCTTTCGCCGGTCACGATGAACCCGTTCTTCAGGGTCAGGGCGCACACGGTCAGCGTCGTGCCGGGAAATACATGAAATGCCTGGCTGACGATCTGCTCGTCGATATGGGCCGGCGTCAGCCGCGGAGCGTCCAGGTTCTTGGCCTGGATCTCGGCTTCGATTGCATCTTCGGAATTGTTTGCCATGCGATGGCCTCCTGCTGTCGGTTGTTGGGGCTGAAGGTCAAAGCGGGCGGCGGGGAGGACGTTCGCGGCGCTGGTTAAACAGGTTGCAGGCCGTTACCACAGCAAACGAGCGCCGCCCGCTTCAACTGTCGGTCACTGTATGACGCGTCGGCCGACAAGGCAATACGGGGCTGAAGAAAAAGATTGCGCTCGGGCTTTGGCTGCGTTTCGGGCGTTGCGATCGGGGCGGACGGGAAGTCCGCTTCGATTTTGGGGGCGAATTTTTGTGCGGGCGGGTGGCGCGCGCTCCGGAACGACGCGCGGACTACACCCAGGGGGCGGGTCCAGGGTCCGACGCGGCCGCCCGGCGCCGCGCCCCGCCGGTAGTCTACCTTATTGACACTGTGGTCATGGTAACAATATCAATAGCTTAGCTGTCACGCTTGGGCGCAGTCTGCGCACAATCATTCGAAAACGTCAACCGGATCCGCTTCGATCTGCTGAACTGGCTTGGCCCGATTGGCTGCGATCTGCTCGAGCTGCGAGATAGCGTTAGCGAGCTCTTCGCCTGTCATTTCGTGGGGTTCCTTACCCTGGCGCGCGTCATCCATGCCGAGCGTGCGATCCATGACGACCTTTGCGGCCTGGACGCGAGCCCCTGCCGGCGCGCGATCATTGCGGATGATATCCGCCAGGCATTGCACGGCCGCCGGCAGCACTTCGGAGAATAGTTTCTCCTGCTGCTGGCGGGCGATTTCCGCCATTACAGCAGGCCGCGCAAGCGCTCGGCCAGCGTCGCGCCCTGGCTGCGCATAGCCCGCAACTGTCGCCGCATAAGTCTTGTCACCAGTGGCCGCCATGCGCTCGATAAACACCCGTTCCGCCCTTGTTGCCTTACCGCCTTTGATCGGCACTTCCGACAATCTCCGTTCCGAAAAAGCGAACAAACTCTTAGTCTTGTGCGCCCGTCCATTAAAATTCGCCTTTATCCGCAGCACCTTAACGACTTTCTGCGGCTTTGTCGACCTTTGTCTGTTGACAGTGTAATACACATGTCATACATAACAGACATCGACAGACAAACACGGAGCAAACGAAGTGAACCCGCACATTCTCGAAAACGCCGCAACCTACGTTAACGCCTACCGCAACGGCATGTCCCGCCGCGGCGTGACAGCTGACGCGGCAACCCTGCGCGGTCATGTCGTTCGCTTGTTCGGCGCCGTATACGCCGCAATCCTCGTTCCCTGATCAGGTCGAAACGGCCTAACAGCCGTCGCGGCGTAAGGCGCCGCCTGAAGAGACCAACCACAATCCGAAAGGAATAACGAAATGTCCATCTACGCAAATTCCACCGCCCGTTTCGACCGCACCGCCCGCGCCCTGACTGAAGACGAGCTGCGCAAGGTCGCTCCGTCCATCTTCGCCATGACTGCCCACGAAAGCCGTTCCGACCGCTTCGCCCCGATCCCGACGATTGAGGTTCTGCGCGGTCTGATGGCTGAAGGCTTCATGCCGGTTGGCGCTAAGCAGTCGACCGCCCGCGACGAGAACAAGCGGGATTTCACGAAACACATGCTTCGCCTGCGCCGCCTGGACGACGACAAGAATTACGCGGTTGGCGATACCGTCTGCGAAATCCTGCTCAAGAACGCGAACGACGGGACCAGCGCTTACGACCTTATGGCCGGATTGTTCCGCATTCGCTGCCTGAACTCGCTTGTCGCGCAGACCGGCACGATCGACAGCGTCAAGGTTCGTCACTCAGGCGACGTTATGGGCAAGGTGATCGATGGAACCTACCGCGTGCTGAACGAAGCGCAAAAAGCCCTCGCGGCCCCTGCTGACTGGTCATCCGTAACCATGAACCGCGACGAGCGGGAAATCTTTGCAGAAGCGGCACACGTCATCCGCTTCGGCGACGCGGAAGGCAACGTTGACACGGCTATCAAGCCTGAGCAGCTGCTGATCCCGCGCCGCTATGACGATCGCGCCGACGACCTTTGGACCACATTCAACGTTGCGCAGGAAAACGTAATTCGCGGCGGCCTGCGCGCCTGGACGCGTGACGCTAACAACCGCCCTCGCCGCACGTCGACGCGCGCTGTCAACGGCATTGACCAGGACGTCAAGTTGAACAAGGCGCTTTGGGTTCTTGCCGAGCGCATGGCGCAGCTGAAGGGCGTTAACAGCCTGGCTGCTTAATCCACCGAACGGGGCGGTTCCGGCCGCCCCTTTTGTCTGTTTTCACGTCCGACACGAAGGGACAACCACAATGCGTCAAGCTGTCACAGACCGCCCGTGCGCCGCTAAAGGCCTGATCAGCTACCGCTACAAAGGTCATTACGGCTGGATCATGATCGGAGCGAAAGACCACACGGACGCGCTGAACGAAGCGCGCCGCAGCATCGTCAACGGAGTTGTGTCACCCGACAGGCTGCAGGTCTGGAACGACACGCAATATGTCGACGTTGATATTTGACGATGATTGTTCTTCTCTCGGCTGGCGGCGCTATCCTGATAGTCGCAACAATCCCCGCCCTCATTCTCGGCCGATGTATCGGCCTCATGTTCAAACCCAAGCGGCGCCGATAGGGCGCCGTTTCTGTTTTCGGTGCATTGGCCTTCCTTAGACATTTTGTCCGTTGTCCTTCGTTGGCGCCCGACGATGGGGAACACGATACACACGCGAGCCAGGCGCCCACCTAAAGGGGCGCCGCCCGCTATACGTAGTATAGGGTAAACCCTCGCTTCCTCGCCTGAAACCCTCGCCAATGATTTCAATGACTTACAAGCCAACCCTCGCTTCCTCGCCAACCCTCGCCTTAAACCCTCGCCTTCAATGAAATCAAGCATTTACAAGTCAACCCTCGCTACCCTCGCCAACCCTCGCCTGAACCCTCGCCTCGCTTTTTCAGGCGAAAACTCCGTCACTCTGGACAACTTGTCCGGCCTCCGTCAGCACTTTATAGCCGCTCCTGCGGTGCTTCGCAGAAGCCGTTTCGATCCTGATAAGCCCGGATGCTTCCCACAGCTGCAGCGTCTCTTCGGCGCTTTCTGCCTCGAAACCGAAATCCGCGACCATGCGGCGAACCGCGTAACGCTCTTTCGCCTGCGGAGCTTTCGACCACGGTTCGCCAGCTTCCCATGCTGCCCGCATGGCGCCTAACACGTCAGCGGCCGTCGTTGGCGTCAGCACGGTTTCGGGGCCGATCGTCATATCCGCGCGCTCGACACAGATCGACGTTTCACCGCCTTCCAGTGTGACCAGGTCGAACCGGTAGGGTTCTTCCCAACCGTCCGGCCCGTCCTTCATTTTCTCGCATTCGATATGGCCGACGGTTGCGCCCTTGCGTCGTTCCAGCCTGAACACGAAATCGCCAGCGCCAAGCAGGACAGTTGAACCGCGCATGTCGCCAGCCTTGCCCGCATGGTGGACGCCGACCACGGCGCCGCCAGTGGCTTGCCTGACCGCGTCGCAGGCCTGGACGAACCGCGTCATGTCTTTCTGCAGGTTCTCGTCTGCCCCAGGCATGGCACGGGACACGGTATCGACGACGACGAGGGCGAAGCGGCCGCCCGCGCTCTGTGCCGCCTGGACGGTGCGCTGCAGCTTGCCCACGTCCTCCGGGTTCATGAAGTTGATCGTCTCTTCTATCATTTTAAAACGTTTAGCCAAATTTTCGGAATGGCCATGCTTGCTGATCCACGCTTCCAGCCGGTTCCGAAAACCATAGGACCCTTCGGCTGCGATGTAGAGCACTTCGGCGCCCTCGTCGTAGATCAGCGGATCGCCGTGCCATTCCTTGAGCCCCGCAGCAATATGAAGGCCAATGTCCAGGATCCAGAACGACTTCCCCGCGCCTGGCACGGAGTAGAGAAAGCCGACGGATTGCTTCGGGATATGCCGTGCGACCAGCCATTCGGCCGGCGGGCGGGATCGCATGTCGTCGAGCGTGATCAGCCTGAAGGTAGACGAGGCCGTCGAGCTCTTTAAAGCGTTTAGCTCTATTTCCTGGAACGGGTTCAGCTCGACAGTGTCGAGATCGTCGAACCACACTTCGGCCGTCGAGAATTTGCCTTGCCCGTGTTGCTCGGCGAGCTCGTATAGCCAGGCCGCGCCGCGGCGATAGGGCGGCTTCATGCGACGCCAATCGGCCTCGACGACCTCCGGGTCGTTTATGTCGTCGTCCCAACGATCGCACCAGTCTGAAAAGATCTCGAATGCTGCGCGCTCGTCGTCCGGCAGGGCGGCCTTGATCGCATAGCCCATATCCCGATAGCTCTCGCGTGACGGGAACAGCGCCGACGTGTTGGGGATTGCTGCCACGGCCTTCGTCACGGCGTCCAGCGAGCCGCGCAGGGCGTCCTGGTTGATATCCGTGCCGGCCCCTTCCCTGATCAGCGACGAGGCTGCGGGAAGCAACGGGCGAAGGGCGTCAAGGAGGCCGGTGATCTGCTCCGGCTTGAACACGGGCAGGTCGTCGAGCGGGATCGGGCCTTTCGGCCAGGTATAGGGCCTTTTGGTTTTCGGATGCACGCCATGCGCCACGAAGAACTTGCCATCCGACAGGATCTCGACGCGGTCCAGCAGCCGACCTTTCTCGCTACGTTCGCCGAATTCGATGCGGCTGTACTGGAAAGGGCCATCGACCCGGCAGACATAAATCGCCTTCGGGTAATTGCCGACGCGGATCGGCATCTGGCCGAGCCTGGCGACGATCGTGTCGCAGATGATCTTGGCGCTGGCTTCGTCTGTCGTATCGGCGTCGATCGCAATCAGCCCGTCGCCTGTCTTGATCCCGACGCCTGCGCCCATGCCGGCCCACCGCGCGATATCGCGCCCGTCGGCCTCGTAAGGCGTCCAGTCGAAGCTTGACCACTTGCCGTCTGCTGCCTTCCAGCCGGGCGTCTTGCCCCGGCCGTCCTGGCTGGTGCCGACGCGCTTGTGCAACGTCGAGCGATCGGAGATATCCGCATCCGGCGGAATGACGGGGACCAGTCGTCTATAGCCGAGCGACCAGAAGCGTTCGAATTGGTTCTGCTCCATCATAGTGCGCCCCACAGATTGAGGCGGCGTAATTCGTCGACTTCCTTGCGGACCAGGTCGACGAGCTCGTCGGATACGGGAATGGCCGGTGGATTGGCGCCGAGCCAGACGATCTTGACGGGCATGCTGCTAATCTCTGACAGCCCCACATAGGCCGCGGCGGCTTCCTGGTCGGTGTTCTCGCCCGATCGCATGAACGCGCCGAGCAGGCCCTTGTCGTAGTCTATGGCGATCGTCTGCGGCGCCTTGTAGCATCGCGGATAGGAAATGAAGAACTCGGCTAGCGCTTTTGCTTCGGGCTTGTTGTCGGGCGTGATCGTTTCGCGTAAGCTGCGAACTCGCTCGGCATTCAGTATGTCGAAAAGGGCGCTCTTCATGTCGCGCCGGCCGCGCCAGTCGGCCTGTCTCTGTCTCAAAGTTCTAACCAACGGATTGGGCCTCGAGTGTTGCAGGGAATAACACACGTTATCCCCGTGCGTCTGATTTGGTCAACCTACAACAGACATACTTGCCCAACAAAAATCCATAAGGTATTAAGGATCTGTCGTCTCCTTGTCGGTGACGTTGGGCAGAATGGGAAAAGCGGCGCGTTGGGATCTCTCGCGCCGCTTTTTTCTTTGCTTGGAATTCAGGTGTCAGCGCAGACCCATGGCACCGACCATTTGGGTGTACTCTCCGCCGGGCCATTCCGGCGTCTTGTCCCAACGATCACGGATCGACCATTTCACACAGCCAGGGGCTTTCGCGATTGACAGCGCCATGCGCTTCGCCGCGTCTAGATCCTCGACCCAACCGATGGTGCATTTCTGCCCTTCGAACGGATAGCCGAACGCCGAGACTTCGTAGCGTTGGCCCTTGTCACCTACCGGCATCATGATCATTTATCGAGCCCTCCGTCACGGTCGCGGGGGCGGTGTTGCGACAACTCGACAAGCGTACCGTGGAACTGCTGCGCCTCTTTCAAATCGGGAAAGGTGACTGTGACGGCATACTTGCCTCTATATTCCTCGCACAACATGAAACCGTGCAGGCTAAAGAGGCGGGTGGCATATTCCTCCACGGTCGCTTTCGTTTCGGATGGTGGGTTGATCGCGGCCCGAGACCTCATGGCCGCAGCTTCCTGCCTCTTCCGCTCAGCAGCTCGGAGGTAGTGATCACGGTTGCAGTTCGGATCGTTGGCGCGAGCCTCGTATTCGCTCGCGACATGCTCGCAATGTGCGGCGGCTTCCTCGATTTCGGCTGAGGTGAAGCCAGCCGTTTTCGGTGCGGGAGATGGGGCGTCGAACATGAGCCGGACCGCCTTGCCCTTTGATTGAGCATAGGCGATTTCGCGCCTCGTGCTGGAGCCCACATAGCCGCCGACGTTGATGACGAATATCTCGTCGGACAGATCGATCTTGCGGAAGTGGAGTTGATCTAGCGCCTGTTTTTCTGGGGCAGCCTCGTTCCCGTCACTGGTAAGGAACTTGGCACCCGTCGGCGCATCAGCGTGGCCGTAGCAGCTTAGCCCAATGACGATGTTACCCTGCAAAGACAGGTGCATGTTCGCCAGTTCAAAGGCCTGCGGGAACCTAGACGAGCCGCATAGAGTGATAACCTTAGCCATTATCCGAACCCTCCGCCGCGGTGGCGGGAATGAAGCGCAAGCCGTCCAGCCAGACGGCCATTTTGGTGATCGTCTGCGCTCTGACGTCTTTCGGGTCGTTGTAGAGAAGTGACCAGGCTTCCGCCGGCGTCAGCGTGATCGTGTCGCCGGCCAAATGTGATTGGGGCGGTGGGGGCTCCCTGTATAGAGCAACTGGCCCTTCCAGGTCGGCGGGTCGACCAATAATCGCGCCGATCCTGGCGACGCCATTACCGGGATCGGCGGCGATGTAGGCCAGTATCTCTTCTGTCGTCCAGACGACAGGCATTGGCGCCCCGCAAGAGCATTGCACCGCATGCGGCCCGTACATGCCGGTGCCACCGCATAGTTCACACGTTGCCAATGTCTGTTTGACTGCGGCGTTGTCTTTCGTCATTTCATCCTCCATTGCGCTGTCAATTCCTGCCGGTCCCGATCCTGGCGCTTGAACTGTTCTTCGGCCGACAGTGCGGCCAATGCCAGCAGCCCCGCCAGGCATACCGTCGTCATGGCCGCGCACAGCGCGCGGAACCATGCGTTCTGAAACTTCACGACAGCTTCGTCGTAACGCTTCGCGTGGTCCTCGAGCCGGACAGCCAGGGACTGGCATTCATGCGGGCCGCAGTCGCAGCCGAAGGGTTTCTGCGGGCAGCGGGTCATGCGTCACCGCCATTCCGGACGCGGTCAAGCAGCTCCGGCAGGATGATATGCCACATGGTCGCGTCATAGATGGGCTCGCCGGGAGCGAAGTGCATCGGGCTCATGTGCGCGATGTAGAGCTTTGCAGAAACGACCAGGCTCTCGTTATTGAGGGCCGCGAACTTGGCCTTTTGCTCGGTTTCCCAAGCCTTATATTCTGCCGCGCGTGCCTGTGCTTCAGGTGTCAGCTTGAACGCCATCACGCACCGCCTTTCGGCTCGTCATAGCTGGTTTCCGTCCAGGTGATGCTGATATCGCCGCCATAGGTATTTTCGATATCAACATCAGCATGTGCAGGCGCATCGACGGCTTTCCGCAAGATGCTTTTATATTCGTCCTCCAAGAGTGTGATCGTTGTCCGCGTATCACGGCGGGTCGACTTTTTGACGTCCATCGCCCGGCCCTCCTATCGCTCGTCGCCGCTACCGCGAAGCGCGTCGCGCTCGCTGCGATCGACCAGCTTCTGCAGGTTGGTCAGGGCGGCTTTCGACATGCTGATGCCGAGCTCGTCGCACGCGGCCGACAGATACCAGAGCACGTCGCCGATCTCCTTGATGATCAGGGCGCGGCGTTCCGGCGTCAGCTCGGTATACCCAAAGTAATGCTGGCGGGGCTGATCCTCAGTGGCCGCCTCTTCGAAAGGCACCGTAAGGTCATCGTCGCGCATCGCCTTGCCGACGTGCTCGGCGAGCTCGCCGGCCTCGCCGTTCAGCTTCAGCGCAACGTACATGAGGCCGAGCGGCGTTCCCTGGCCTGGATAGATGGCCGATTTCGTGGCGATTTCCTGGTAGAGATCCAGCGAGCCGCCGGAATAGATTTTCGCGTAGTCGGCAAAATAGGCGACTTCTTCGCGCGTCAGCGTATTGATCTTGTCGGGCATGTTCTCGTTTCCTTGGCGGTTGTTGGGTCAGTCGAATACTGAAGCGGCCGGCGTGGGCGACGCGGCCGGTTCGGGTGTCGGGGGATCCAGGTATGGATCGGGTTTGGTCGGGAAAGCGGCTTCCATGGCTTCGGCGGCCGTGGCGCCCGTGAACTGGTAGGGCGAGGCGCCGACTTCCGGCGTCATGATCTCGAGCGTCACCGCGCCGCGGGGCTCGTAGGCATAGAGCGCGAACCCGCAGTCGGGGTTCTCGGCGCGGATCCGGTCGAACCGTTCAAGCAAAGATATCGACGCGCGCATTGTCGGCCTCCTTCTTCGCCATGCGCTCGACTTCCTTGTCGCCGCGTTCCTGGACGTACTCATGCAGGACCAGCGCGACGACGTGGCTACGTGTGGTGCGCAGCCGCCCGGCGATGCTGTCGAGCCGCGTCACCAGATCCTTGTGCAGCCGAAAGGAGATCGGTTTCGAGTTGCCGGCATTGGGCTGCGGCTTTCTCCGTGTTCGATTTTTTCGGGCCAAAGCGTTCTCCTTGCGTGTTGACTTTGTCTGTTATGTATGACAGCTGTAGTGCATTGTCAACATACATCGACAGACAATGCCCACGCAACCGACAAGGAATAGAAAATGACCCGCCTAGAAGCAGAACTGAACGACCTTGTTCAGAGATTGAGAAAACGCGCCGCACAATCGGATGCGCAGGCGCGACGCTCCAGCGGCGACGCCTTTGTGAAGGCCGTAACGAATTTGCCGGTATCGACCGCGCTCACCCTTATGGCTGATGAACTGGAAGTGACATTGGGACGGATCCGGCATGGCTGATCTCTACGACACGCTCGGCGTCGGCAAGGACGCCACGCCCGAAGAAATCAAGAAGGCCTATCGCGGCAAGGCGAAATCGCATCATCCGGACACGGGCGGGGATCCTGAACAGTTCCACGCCCTGCAGACGGCCTATGACGTGCTGGCCGATGGGGACCGCCGCAAGCGCTACGACGAGACCGGCGACACGGGCCAGACCCGGGAACGCGACCCGAACCAAGCCGCGCTCGAGATCATCGGCCGGCTCGTCGACGAGCTCACGCAACAGATCGTCATGGAAGACGGGCTGGAACACACTGACCTGGCCGCCGCGATGCGCAAGCAGCTGGAAAAGCAGATTGCCGGCGTCAAGGAGGATCAGCGTTATGCCCGGTCTTTCGAGCAGAAAGCCACGAAGCTGCGCAAGCGGTTCCGGGCGAAGAAGGGGCCGGACTACGTCGGTCGGATGCTCGACGAGAAGGTAAAGGTCTGCAAGCAGGCGCTCGACAATGCCGAAAAGAAGCTGGCGATCTACGACATAGCCAAGCAGCTGCTCGACGACGTCGATTTCCAGGTCGAGCCGCGAACGTCTTCATTCGGATTGCCGGAAGCCGACACGCTGAACGCATGGGCGGAAGACCAGATCCGCAGCCAGGTCGACGCTATCCGCGGCGCTCGGGGCAGCTCATTCTTTTTCAGGAACAAGTGATCATGACGACATTTCTCGACGCGCTTATGGATGGCCGGCGCTGCATGCGGCCGACCGACGAGAACGACAACAATCCCGGCCCTGCGATGGCCGTTTGTGGCGATGCCATCGTCGGCGTGATGCGATACTGCCCTGCATGCGAGAAACGCCTGCTGGTGCCTGTGAAGCCGATTATCCGGAAAGCCAGACGGGCGGCCTAGTGAATTGAGTTTGCCGGTCATGTAGGTTATTGTCCGCCTGTATCTTGCGGAGCTTCATACATGGCCGACCCGACACCCTACACGCCTGGCTATGACTATTCGGACTTCGAAGCCAGCAACCCGACGCTGCCGAAGCCGGGCGCGCAGCTCGACAACGATTTCGCGAATATCGCCACGTCGATCGACGAGACGATCGACGCGCTGAAGGACGTCCGGCGATCTGACGGCAAACTGAAGAACGCGATCGTCACGGTCGACAGCCTTTCGACCGACGTCAAGGCCTTGCTCGGTCAGAATGATTACCTGGAAATTGTCGGGGATAACATTGATAGCGTCGTCGCGGTCGCCGAAAGCATCGACGACGTCAACGCGCTGGCGCCCCTGACCGCGCAGATCGCCGCCCTCGCCCCGATTACCGCCAGCATTCAGGCCGTCGGCGCGATCGACGACCAGGTCGTCACTGTTGCCGCAATTTCGACGCATGTAACGACCGTCGCCGGGATCGGCGCGAGCGTCGTGGCGGTCGCGGGCATTTCATCGGCCGTGTCGGCCGTCGCGGCCATCGACGACGACGTCGCTCTGGTCGCTACCAATATCGTCGCCGTGCAGAACGCATCGGCCAACGCCATCGCCGCCGCTGCATCGGCCAACGCCGCGTCGACGAGTGCCGGTAATGCGGCCTCTTCTGCTTCAGCAGCGGCGACGAGCGCCGCAAATGCGGCCAGCACAATCACGGGCGCGACCGTCGACGATACGATCGACGATACCGACGCCCTCATTTACGTGACCGGAACGACGATCAAGAAAGGCGCTCTGACGGGGCTGATCGCAAGCGTCTTCAAGACGGCACGGACGATCGCGAATGCGCAGTTTGCCGCCGCAACATTCAAGCTGTTCAATGCGGCCGGAACGCCGCGGGCTCTGACGTTCGATCTCGCGGCGCTGACGGCTGATCGTGTGCTCACGATGCCTAACGCGAATGTGGATCTGTCCACCGTCCAGGCGCCGTTCGTCAGTACACAACAGGTCATCACGTCCGGCGGCCTGCTGACCCTAGCCCATGGTTTGAGCGCTACGCCGACGATTTTTCAATTTGATCTCGTCTGCGCGACTACAGAGGCCAACTACTCCCCGCCCAATGTCGTTCCCTTGGTCGGGATGGATATGGGCGATACGTCGCGAGGCGCCGCCGTTACCGCCGATGCAACTAATATCTACGTTCGATACGGGTCCGCGGCCTCTGTGTTCGTGTTGCCCAATAAAACCACCGGCACGGGCGCGGCCCTTACAAACGGAAATTGGAGATTGATTGTGAGGGCGAAGGTATCATGAGCACCCTGTATTTTGTCGACCAGGACGGCGTATATCAGGGCGGATGGGGCGACGGCGCAGAACCGCCCGCCGGGCTGCATGAAGTTCCGTTCGCACCAGACAATGCGACCCAAATTTGGGACTTCGGCTCGGAAACCTGGTCGATCGTCGAGGCTCCGGCCATCCTCGACACGCCACCGGTTCAGATCGCTTGCGTCTTGCAGGCGGAAGTGACTGACGGCGAAGTCTCGGCGTTTGGCGGCGCCTACCGCATTGCAGCCCTGGTGCTGATGGATGCGGGTATGGTCCTGGCGATTTTCACTCAACACCTTGGCGACGCCGTTCCCTTCGCTGTGTCGAACAACGGCGTGTGCATGGCAGTCGCCGAATGGGGCGGGGACTACGCGGTTATAGAAATTCGAGATCAGGCCGGGGGATCTCTTATCACGCCTTCGAACTTCGGCTTTTCCCTTTACAGTCTTTGAGGTTGGAGAACTATGGACATGAGCAAGCTTGTACTGGAACGGACGGCAAACGGCGCAACCGTGCTGGAAATCCTCACATGCTATCCCGGGGCTGAAGGTATTGCCGCCCATCAGCGCCTCAAGAACGAAGCAGGCGGCGCGGCCGGCAAGCCTATTTGGGTCTGGAATACCATTCCGAATTCCAGCCAGGTCGTCGGAATGACGACGGCCGGCGCGATCAACTGCCAGGCGACGGCAGCGCAGACGCAAATCCTGATCGATGCGTTCAAGGCCAACCCGACGGCGCAGCCGGACGGCCCCGACGGCGTGCTGATCTACGCCGAATAAGGTCAGTCCTTCCTGTAGCGCTTCCCGCGCCAACCGCCGGCTGTCAACGGCATGCCGGCGGCCCAATTGGGCAATTCGCAGATCAGCTTTTCGAAGGCCTTGACGTCGCCGAACCCACGCGGGATTTCGGTGATGATTTCGTCGTAGACCGTCGCGATGATCGGATAGTTCGCGGCTTCGGCCTTCAGCATCCCATTCACCAGCAGATCGCGGGCAATCGCCTGCGTGTTGTTCTCGGCGAGCAGGCCGCCATAGAGCGCCGACCGTTCCCACCGCCTGGTCGTCGAATTGACGCCAAGGAACGTGACCTTGTCCGACGTGCGGCCTTCGATCTTGACCAGGCCCAAGCGCTCGGCGCGTTCCGCGGCGTCGCGTTCCATGACCTCGCTGTCCGACCAGGTGCCGTCCGACAGCTTGACCTTGGCCCATACCTGCGCCTTCAGGCGCGGCGACGCATAGGCCAGGCAGCGGCCGGAGGGCAGACGCGCCCACAGGAAGCCGTGCTTGACCAGGTAGTCGACCTTGGCGGCCCGGGAGACCATGCCGGGCGTCTCGACGGCCTCGCGGACGGCCGCTTCCAGATCCTTCCAGGATTGGGCAATGGCCGGGTTTGCGGCCCGCCAGCCAACCTTGATGATCTCGCAGGCGATCCACGCCCCGCGCGACAGCTCCTTCGTGCCGTAGAGCCCGCGTTTCGAATAGCCCTCGTAGCTCTTGACCGCCTTCTCGCGGCGTCCTTCTTCGGCTGCGGCCCATACCGGTTCGAACAGCGGGTCGAGCCGCACGCCGTAATTCCGGGCGAAGGTAACGAAGGCCATAACCCCGCCACCGAAGGACAGGCCCAATTCGGCCGGCTTGCCGACGCCCTGGCGCAACGGGTGTTTCTTCGTAATGACGTCGGTCGTCGTGTTCAGAATGGCGGCTGCTGTCCGGCGATACATGTCAGGCAGCGACGGATCGGCGATCAGGTCGAAGATCGCCTTGATCTTCCAGTCTTCGCCCGACGTCCAGGCAATCACGTTGCCTTCGATGTTGGAAAAGTCGGCCTGCAGGAGATCATGACCGGGCGCTGCCCAAATGAAGCCGCGGATCGCGTCGGAGATCAGATGCAGCGCCCGGCCTAGCGAACCGTCCTGCGTCGGCATGAGGAACCGGGCGAGCTCCGGCGCAACCGGCGCCGGCTCTTCCGGATACAGGAAGGCCAGCAGTTCGGGATCCTCGCGGCGGAACGCTTCGAAAAGCAGATCGGTGCGGGGCTTGTTGTCGTCGTAGACCTTGCGCGGTCGCGGCAGGTTGTTCCAGTTGACGCCGACGCTCTGCGTGCGGCCCGTGCCGGCCTGGTGATAGATGAAACCACCGCGAACGCGACCGTCGGCGCTGGCGCGGTCCAGCATCGCTTTCAGCTTCGAAACAGACGTCTTCGCCGCTTCCTGCCGGATGCCGAGCGCACGGCGAACGTCAGACGGAAGATCGTCGGTTTCCAGCAGATCGGTGATCTCGGCCTTGCCGGCCGATTGCATCGGGGCGTCTTCGTCGGCCGTTTCGGAGCCGGCGAGTTCGTTCATCCAGCGCGGGCCGCCCGTCAGTCGGCTATTGACCCACTCGACGAGTTTACCGGGTTGCGAAGCGGTCTTGACGGCGCCACCGGTCACGACCCGCATTTCGCGATCCAGAATGATCTTTGTCTTTTCGGCCAGCCGCAATGCGGCCCGCGCGCTTCTCCGGTCGATACGGATACCGCGGCGGTTGATCCGCTCCGTCAGCTGCCATACTTCCTGCTCGGCGGCCGACAGCGGAACCATGCGCCGATCGGCGGCGGCCTCGACGATCACGTCCTGGTCGCAATAGGCCTTGAACTTTTCAAAATCTGCCGGGAAGTCCTTCGGTTCGTTCCAATAGACGCCATTCGGATCCTCGCCCTCGCGCGGTTTCCGCGGGATGGAAAACAGCTTGATCAGCCGTGAGCCTTCCTTGTCCTTGCGGGCTTCCAGGCCGAGCGCTTCGGCCAGGCCCGTGACGGCGCCCTTCGTGTCCAGCGCCCGGGGCAAGGCCATCGCGGCGGCCGTGGCGGCCGTACAGCGAAACTGCTCGTAGCGAGGCATCGGCCAGCACGCATTGCGGTGCAGCCATTCGAAGCACTGGATTTCGAACCCGGCGTTATGGGCCGAGATCGTCGCGCCGGCTTCGATCGCTGCGACGAGATCCGGCGGGCAAAGCTGGCCGCGTTCCCACCGTCTAACGGGGCCGCCGTCTATGCTGTAGGAACCGAGCAGCACCGCAGCGTGCGGGCTTTCGAAATACATGTATGCGCCGAGCTTGATCGGAACGTCGCTACGGCTTTCAAAATCGATCTCGACGCCGGTCATGCGAATACGTCCTTGTCGTTCGTCAAAACCGACAGCATCGGCGCGACTGTTTGATTGTTTACGCGGTCGATGCGCTCGGCCATCACGTGGGGCATTTCTTCTCGGTCTTTGTAGTTGCGAGCGGTATTGACGCTGTCACCGGATGCAAGGCACCAACCTTTTCCGAGTTGCGCCATCATGCGCAGCCCGTGGATCCAAGGGGCCTGCCGGCGGCGTTTGTAAACCGCCTCCGTCACTTCATCCATTCGACGTCGCCAGATCGGCGCGCCAACCTGCCAATACTGTTTGCTCGAGCCGAGACAGACACGCGGCCACTCGTCGATCAGCTCGAGCAGGTAATCGATCGGAAGGTGTAGGTGCCATACCGGCGCGCCCAACTCACGGGGGAACGGCCAGGTTTTAACAAGGGCTCGCTGCTGGTCGACGTCGCCATTTATCCGGTCAGGAACAACGGCCCAATGCGGGTGCCCTAGCATGGGGTCGATCCAGTCATAAAACCCGTAAACGTCTTCTTTACCGCCCTGCTGATAAAGCGTGTATTGCCCATTGTCGAACATGCACGACTGCATGATGCGCAGAGCGATTGCGACTTGAGCGGCACGCTTAGTTGCGTAGGAAATGCACACGTGCCGCCCCGCCAAGTCGTAGAGCATTACCTCCGGGGTTAGAGGCAAACCATGGTAGTGAATGGTCACGGCGTCCTCAGTATCTATGCTGTTTCGGCGCATCTTTCGGATTGGCTAGATGGCCGAGAATGTCCAGCGCGAGACGCGGGTTTTTCTCTTCCTTGAACTTCGCATAGGCGCGTAAGGCCCTGACCGCTTCCGGGTCGCTGCCGTCGAACGCTAGAACCATATACCGCCGATCCGAAGGAATTGGCTGGCCGTCGACGCGCTCGACGATGAAGCGGGGCTCGTAGCCGCCGGTATTGCTGCGGGTTTCGATAGTCATTGGGCTGCTCCTTTTACGTTACGGATGACGATAAAGAGGGGGAGCACGGCAAGCGTCATCCATACCTTGCCGAGAACCTGGCCGGCGATGAAATCGAGCGACCCGAAAGCGAGCAGCAGGAACACTGCGCTGTCGACGATCGATCCGACGACGCCAGATAGTAGAACGGCCAAATAGAGGCGGCGTTCGCGCAAGGGGGCGTAAACCGCAAGGTCGGCCAGTTCAGACAATAAAAAGGCTGCGGCAGATGCGACGGCCAGTGCGGGCGGGGCTAACACGACGGATAGCGCGGCGCCTACGCCGATAGCCGCTATGGCGATTTTGGCGCCGAAACGTTCATGCACGACATCGCGAAGCACCAGCGCGAGCCCCGCCATCAGAACGCCGCTCGGCGCTGCAAGGTCGAAGCCAACCGGGATCAGGCACGGGCCGTTAGGGATGCAGGCGCCGACGTGGCTGATTAGCCAATTTGCCGCAGGGATTGTGGCGATGAACGCCAGAAGGAATAAAAAGCTAAGTCGCACGTTGATCTCCTTTGTCAGTCGAAAACACTCGGCTCGTCGGACGGTGTCGGCTGAATGGGGTTTTGGGAAAGGGCTTTCTGCAGCGCCTGGACCGGGCCGGCGTCATGCTCGACGCGCCAGCCGATCCGGTCGTCGCTCGCGTTGGCTTGCCAGCGACCGTCCTGCAGTTTCCACAGAGTGAGGGCTTGAAGGCCGCGCGCGACGGCCTTCTGCATTGCTTCCTCGAGGGCGGTCATTGATGGACGCTCAACTTGCCGAAGGCGTCGAACGACTGGTGCCAGCCTGGCGTCTCGACGTCTTCGCAACGCACGTTCGGTAGGCTGGTGCCGTTCCGATAGAGCCGGATGAAACCCGACCCATAGGCCGCAAAGAGCTCGCCGCCGCGCCGATAGACCTTGGCCTGGCGATAAACGCCCTTGGTAATCAAGATGGCCGCCGCATCGTCGATAATGTGGAAGCGTTCCATCACGGCGTCACCCCGTTCTTTTCCAGCCACCAGTCGGCAACGACCAGGTCTGTGTCGCCCTCGTCGACGTCCTCGCCCTGCAGGCACACGGAGCGGGGAACCCAAAGCTCCGTGCCGTTGTCCTGGACGAAGAACACGGCGCCGTCGGTCGTCTTCGTGACTTCGCCTGCCAGCGTCGTCTGTCCGAAACCGTTCTTCATTCGAACACCCCTTCATATGTGGCCGGGGCTTTCTCCGGAGCGCGGCCCTTGCGGAGCGCTGCGGCGACGAGCTCGACTTGATGAAGGGTGTCGTCCAGCGCGTTATGATGGACGCGCCTGCGGGCCAGATCGCGCGTATCGAACGCGAACAGGTCGTAGACGGTGCGGGTGTCGCGAACGTTGTAGAACCGCCAGGGCACGTCGACGCTGCAGGCCTTGTAGGCCGCTTCCAGCAGGGGCGGATCGAAATTCGCGCCCTGGCTCCAAATGATCGGAGCGGATTGACTGTGGAACCAGGATCGGAACCGCCGGCACGCTTCGGTCAATGATTTCGGATCGTCGAGAAGGGCTTTCTGTGCAGCGGCCGACTGCTCGGCCCACCACTTTTCGGTTTCGGGATTGACGACGAGACCGGCCTGCAGGCACGACTGCTTGTCGACATTCACATAAAACGTCTCGCCGATCTTTCCCGAAAGATCGAAGGTGACGGCGCCGATGGACCGGATCGCGCAACCCGGAGACGTTCCCCACGTCTCTATGTCGAGCATCGTATTGTCCATCAGCCGAACACTCCGGAACGGCCGAGCGCGGTCAGGTAGTGGTCGAGGATCTGGAATTCCTCTTCGACTTCCTTCTCGTCGCGCTCGAGGATGGCGACGGCCTTCTTCACGATTTTCGTGTCGTAGCCCATCGCCTTGCACTCGCCGTAGACCGATTTGATATCTTCGGCGATCGTCTTCTTTTCTTCCGTCAGGCGCTGGATGCGCTCGACGAACGATTTCAGCTGGTCCGCGGCGACGCCGTGGGCATCGGAACCGCTATTCGGGCGCGGTTTCCCGTCTGATGTTGCTGCCATTGTCGTTGTTCCTTGTCGTTTCAGGGGTTGAACAACGGCCCGTTTGTAGGCCGTTGTCTTTCGTCATAACCTACAACAATTAGCCGAAAAGACCGGCCGCGCCTTCGCCGGACTTCGTCGATGCGGGCGCATCGCCTTCGTCGTCGATGACTTCGAAGAACTTGTCCGGATCCGGGCCGCCACCGCCGCCAAGGATTTCCTCGCCCTGCGCGACCTTGGCGACCTGCACCAGCGAAACGCCGTAGCTGATCCCCTTGCCGTTCTTCTCGTTTTCCCAGGTGTAGGCGTTGACGACGGCATAGACCTGCGAGCCGGACGGCACGTCGCCAGCGTCGACGATCGGGTTGCGACGCTTGTCGACGACGGTCGGCTTGTAGTCGGCGCCCGATGTGCAACGGATGAAGGTATGGCCGGCGTAACCCTTGTGACGCTCGCCCGTCTTCTGGTTCAGGCCCTGCTTGCCGTCACCGTCCAGGAACGGCGATTTGATGATACCGTCCTTGATCCACTGCTTGGCCTTGTCGCCCCATTCTTCGGTCGCGGCCGACAATGCCGCTTCCTGCAGGGCCGCCAGGCTGACGGTCTTCGGGAACAGCAGCGTGCAGCCATAGCCTTTGCTGCCGTTGTCCCGCTCGCGGGCCTTGAAGAGATCCGCCGAGAAGCTGAGAACAGCCAGCGGGGTTTTTACGTCTTGTGAACGCGATGCCATGTGATTTCCTTTCCTATGGCGTTAGTCGAGAATGTCGAAATGTCTGTGAGCGGCCGGCGCAACGGCCGCCCGGGTCGTCTTCGTGGCGCGAACCAGGTTCGTGCCCTTAGCTTCGGCACCGGACAGTTCCCGAAGTTCGTCCGCGATCGTCGGCTTTTTGGCCTTGATAAGTGCGTCGCGGATCTGCTTCGGTGTACGGGGCTTCGGGTCGTTCCAAACCTTGTCTTTCGGCAACCCGGCCTTTTCGGCCTTCGCTGCCGCCAGTTTGGCCGACGCGTCGTCGTTGAACTTCTCCCGGCCCTCTTTCGGAACCAGAATGTAGTTCGGGATCTCGACGCCGGCTTCAGCCTGCAGATGCCAGTAGGCACGAACAGAATTCACCCACTCGCTGATCATGTCAGCAGCGTCGAGCAGTTGCGCCGCACGTTCCGGCGAAAGCATGTCTGGCGAGTTGGACAGCCGCGGCTGATCCAGGTCGTCAAACCATACGCCCGCGGCGTCGAGGGCTTCCTGCGTCTGAGCGGAGCAATTGCCCGCCTTTTTACAGAACTTGCAGTGATCGCCGGCCTTCAGCCACTTGGCCTCCCACGTCGCCACCGGGATCTTGCCCGCCAGCACGTCGGCGAACTCGTCGCAGGCCATCTTCGACTTGTGCATCTGCCGAAGCAGATCCGCTGTCCATTCCGCCAGGTCGGCGACATGGAACGTCTCGTCTCGAATACGGCCGTCCTTGTGGCCCGCACGGGACTGGACGATCGTCACCCTGACCTGTTCGACGAGAAGCTTCGGGTTCGCCAGGATCGCGCCGAGCCCATAGGTTCGGAGCTGCGGGTTGCCCTTGGCTTCGACGACGACACCGCGACCGCCCTTCAGGTCGACGACTTCGATCATCTTTTCCGCCGGAAAATAGATCACTGCGTCGCCTGTGCCGCCTGCCTCGAAAGGCGGGCTCAGATCGGCCAGGGAGAAGCGCTGTTCGATCTGCAGGAGAGTAGCCGGATTGACGCCTTTTGGCGCTGCCTCGACAACCCGCTTGCGGACATAGTCGACGTACATTTGAGCCGTTTCGGCCATTTCTTCGTCGACTTCGAATTCGTGCTTTTTTCCCTTTTCCGTCGTGCCGATGAAATCCACCGCCTGGACGCCTTTACGCAGGCACTTTTCGGCGATCTGGTGGCAGCAAGTGCCCCAATCGGCGGCTTCGTTCGTCGTCTCCGGCAAGTCCATCGTGAGGGCCAGCGCGCCGGAGCAATTCCAGTTCCTGTCGGTGGAAGACGCCGACCAGGTTGCGTGATCGCGGGCGGAATGGTCAACCATCGTAGGCCACCCCGCAGAACGGGCAGTAGGTCAGGAACATGGCGACGGCTTTTGGCTTGCCGCGTCCCGTCTCTATCTGCTCCGTCACAAGCATAAGGCAATCGTCCTTGCGCGGGCTGAACACAATCGCTTGTGTCAGGCGCGTGTTACGCTCCTTCAGCTTTTCGTTGACGGTTTCGACGCAGGTGCAGGCCATTACGCCACCTTCGTCCGCTTATAGGGGTTGCTGCTGGTCGCCTGCGCAAACGCGCTGACGAGCTTGGCAAGGCCCTGCTGGTTGTCTTCGGGAACCAGCGACAGCTTCCAGGCTTCCTCGCCCTTTGGCGGTGCGCCGAGAACTTCGGCGATCAGACGCGGGCCGTCTTCCTGCGTGGCCGCCATGCCGTAGGTCTGCAGGTACTTCGTCATCGCGGCCTTGACGTCGTCGCGGGTCAGCGGCTTTTCCGGTTCGCGATTGGCGTCGACTTCGGCCTTTTCGTCGGCCTCGTCTTGTGCCTGCGTTTCCGCGTCGTCTTCGGGACCGACACGGTTTTCCGGGTTGCTGCTGATCTGGCTGGCGCCCGATCCGGCGGCGTCGGCCGCTTCGTCTTCCGCGATCTCTTCCTTCGTGCGGCGGGCACGACCCTGCGACGGCTTGCCGCGCTCACGCTGCGGCGCAGTTGTTCCGCCGGACTGAACTTCGACGTCGCCGGTAACGGTCGTGCCGAAACCGGCCGAGCCCATCTGGCTATCGTCGATGATGGCCTGTGCTGCCGCCCTGGACGCTGCCGGCGCAGTGGCCGGAGTGAGCGCGGTCGACGAGAACAGGCCGGCGGCCAAGTCGCGAAGCTCGTTAAGAGCGTCCTTTGCGCCGTCGCCGTAGATTTCGATTTTTACTGTCATGCCAGAACCTCTCTAATTGCTGTCCACAAGCGGAGCAGACTTTCGTTGACGGCCTCGTCGATACTGCCTTCCAGCACGCAGACGCGGACGAAGGCCTGGCGCGTCTGCGTGTGGTTTGTGATCCGAAGCGACATTTGCTTCATGGATTTCGGGGAAAAGACGCTTTCGACGAACCACAGGACCGACGCGCTCGACAGGTCGATCGCCTCCCCCGCAGCTTCGATCTGGCCGAGAAAGACCCGCGGTTTCCCATGCAGGAATTCCTGCTCGGCCTGCCCGCGCATGTCTGGCGTACTCGCCCCGTCAATCCCGACAACGCCATACTGATAAAGGCCGTCTTTCAGGATCTGCCCGACGTCCTTGTGCCAGTAGGCGAGAACGATCTTGTCGAGACCGCCGTCGAATTCGTCTTTCACGGCCTCGACGACGGCCCTTGCCTTGATCTCGCCCGTCAGCCGGCGCAGCGGGCCAAGGTGCGTGTCGAGCTCGCGCGTCGAGCCGTTGCGGGCGGCTTCCAGGACGGTTGTCCGGTCGACGTCGCCCTCGACTTCACGCAGCATCTTTTCGGACACGGCGAGCGGCAGCGTCTCATAGACGGGCGGCCGGATCCCGACGTCCTGTTGGGTCCGCAGCAGCATGAAGCCGGCGAGCCGGTCGCGCAGCTCGGCTTCGTTCTTACCGCCCATGATGACGATAATCGTCTTCCAGCGGTTCAGCTTCTTGGGCCGCCACTTGCAATAACGGTTGCGAAAATCCTCGTAGCGGGTGACGTCGGGCCAGCCCCTGGCCGGGTCGGCAAGCAGCCGCTCCGGGCATAGCGCCCGCATCATCGGATAGGCGTCGGACGGGTCGTGAGGCAGCGGAGTGCCCGTCAGCGGCCAAACGCCCTTCGCGCGGCCGATGATGGCCGACGACGTGTTCAGCTCGGCGCCGCCGTCGATCAGGGCGCCGTAGACGGATTGGGTGCTCTTGTTGTCGAAGTTCTTGGCCTTGTGGGCCTCGTCGAGAATGACGCGGTCCCATCGGCGTTTCAGGATTTCGGCGCGGATATGCGGATTGATGACCGACGGCCAGCCGACAATGCAGACGGGCGCGGTCAGCTTCGCCGCCGTGGTGACGACCTGCGTCTGCCGGCCGAAAGGGGACCAGACAGGGAAAGCGCGTTTCCACACAGGTCGTCCCGACGCGGTCGTCACCACAAGGATTGTGTCGTCCAGGTTATAGTCGGCGGCGAGGATCGCCGTTCCGGTCTTCCCAACACGGGGCTCGTCTGCCAGCAAGGCGTGTCGACGAAGCGACAGCCATTCGGCACCGGATAATTGTGTTGGGAAGGGCGTCAGCTGCACGCGAGTTCCTTTCGAAGACCGTAAATCGTAAACCAGTAAAAGCGGAACGTCTGCTGTATGCCAATGTATGACGCGTTAACCTACAACTCAGACACAGAAGCGTCAACGCTCGCCAGAGCGATTTCCCCCGCGATTGCGAAATAGGTCGCCCCGTCGACATAGGTGTCGCGTTTCGGCTGCAGACCAGTCGCTACGCGGCCGAGCTTCGTGCAGACCTGGTCGATCGCCTCGAGCTCGCCGGGAGCTATGTCGCGACGCATGTATTTGCGGATGACAGCCTTCAGTTCCCCGGCGCAGGCCAGATTGATAGCGGGTGGCCCGTATTCGACGTCTCGGCCGCCGTCTGTCAGCTTTGCGCCTTCGTTCAGGATCGACACCCGAACCGGCGTCACGGCCTGCACAAGCGCGGCGACCGCTATGTCAGCGGGCGACAACGCGGCGATAGGGGTTTTCGCATAGGCCCCGCCTTCTCGCGCCTCGTCGATATCCTGCCATTCGGCCACCAGGTCGAAACCGTGCTCTTCGCCGTTGCCGTTGGCGTACTGGCCGTCCTCGAAAAACGAGCGCCGTCTGCCGTCCGGTCCCCAAAGCGCCCACAAATACACATCCTGGCCGTAGTCATTGCAGGCCGGGCGAACGTACTTGTCGCCGTCGCGCGAACGATAAGATTTCCCTGCTTCGATCTTCATCCGAACACTCCTTCTTCGTCGGTTATGGGCGTCACTCGAATTTCCATGCGGGGCCGATCGCTGTAGAATTTGCGGATCCGGCCGTCGACGACCTGCGCGTCGTCCACCCATACGATCAGGTTCAGGGCGTCGCAGATCTTGGCGAAATTGTCATAGTCGGGCTTTTTGGTCGGCCGGATCGCGCCAGACAGGGCGGCGGCCTTCCACTTCTTTGGTTTGCTTTCCGGAACGGCCATGTAGCAGCAGATATCGACCTCGAGCGCGCCGTCGAGCGGCGGCCTGTCGCCCATGACTTCCTGCGCCGCATATGCCAGGCGGCCTTCGTAGTTAACCGTTCGTTCCGGCGTGTAGACGTGGCCCTGGCGGGTGGAGCGAACGCGCTCCTTGCCCATCGGCGGCCCCGCCAGTACAATTTCGATCATGCGCTCTTCGCTCGCGGCCAGCGCATGTCAATGTCGGCTATCATGCCCCTCGCCTGACGGGCAACCACCTGACAAGTAGTCATTTCAGCCAACAGGTCGAGTTCGTCGCGCAGCTCGTCACAGCCGGTTCCCGACCGACAAAAGCGGGTCTTGATATCCGACAACTCCCGGCTAAGCTTCCACAGAAATCTAGCCTCAGAATGCAGGACTATATTCTCATCAAGCAAAGACATCGTCGTTCCTCCCCGCTACAATGTACGGAAGCAGGCTAACGGGATGGCCCTTTTCCAGTTCAAGAAGGGCCAATATAATAGGCCACCACTCCCCGGGGATGGATCCACGAACGAACCATTTCCGCAGAGTATCGCGGGGCGGCACGTCGATGTTTGCCGCAGTCCCCATTCCGATGATCGCATCTGGATCAAGCTTCGCGTCCTCTATGAATTTTATCCTATCAAACACGCAAGCTCCTGTGAATGCAACCGTCATATTAACGATATAAAATACATGTGTATGCCGTGTCAACCTACAAATCAGACAAATTGTCCGGAGTTGCGAAAAACTGTCGTTAACGATCCGCGGACAATTTGTCTTGACGATCCGCATTTTCCGTCATACAAGCAAAATACAACTTGAGGCACAAAATCGGAAAATCGTTATGACTAATAGAGTTAGAAGCCATATTGCGAGCGACACGCCGACACTTAATATGGCCCCCTCCCACCTGACGAAACAGGAATTCGGGAAGCGCGTATATAGATTGATGATCGGCAAGGGCTGGACGCAAAGCGAGCTCGCCCGACAGTCCGGCCTGCCGCGCGACAGCATTTCGGTTTACGTTCGGGGCAAGTCACTGCCGACGCCGCAGAGCCTCGAAACATTGGCAAAGGCGCTCGACACGACGCCGGAAGAGCTGCTGCCGAACCACGTCGAAAGCGCGATCGACGAGGATCACCCTTCGCTTGAAATGAAGGTCAGCCCGAACGCCCCTAACGTCGCATGGCTGCGGATCAACCGCCTGGTCACGGTCGGCGCCGCGCTGAAGATCATGGAAATCCTCAATGACGACCAACCGGTTAATTCTGGAAAGTGAAGCCGCCGAGCTGCTTCGCTGCTCTTCGCAAAAGATAAAACGCCTGCGGCTTTCGGGAAAGCTGCCCTACTACCCGGGGCGCCCCGTGATGATCGATAAAGCCGATATTGACGCCTATTTGGAGAACGCAAAATGCCGACGCCAATCCTCGACACCGAAGCAAACGGCCGCTTCTACGCCTACTGGTCAGAAGGCCGACGCTCAAAACGCAAGAGCATGGGCACTTCAGACCGTTCTGTTGCGGAACAAAGGTTCGCGCAGTGGCTCTTGCTCGGCGGCCACAGGAAAGACCAGGACGCGGGCGAAAACGAAGTAGCCTATACGGTGGCCGACTGCTGGCTGGTCTATGACGAGAAACACGTCGGCAACGTCGCGGGGGCCGATACCCTGCGTTATAATTGGAAGGCCCTGGCGCCACACTTCGGCCCCTTGCTCGTGTCTGAAGTGTCGCAAGACGCGATCGACAGCTACGTGATGAAGCGGACGACCGGACGCCTGGGGCGCAAGGTCAAGCCGCAGACGTGCCGCAAGGAGATCTCGGCGCTGTTCGCTTGCCTGAACTTCTGCGCCCGCAAGCCGCAATCGATGTTCTCGTCGACGATCATCGAAAAGGTGATCCTGCCGGAAGAGGGCGAGCCCCGCGACCGCTGGCTGCGCATGCCGGAGATCCAGCGCCTGCTGGACGCTGCGGCCAGGCTGCGCCGTGGCAAGCGCCTGTCGCGCGGCGAACGGTTCCTGTGGATCGCGTTGGAGACCGCCGGCCGCAAGCAGGCGATCCTGGATCTGACATGGGACCGCGTCGACCTGGACACGAACACGATACATTTCGACGTGCCTGGCCGGCGGAAAACGAAGAAGCGGCGCGCGGCCGTGCCGATCTCCAAATCGCTCCGGCCGATCCTCGAGCGGGCATTCGAAGAGCGCGAGGGCGATCTCGTGATGGACAACAAGGGGGCCGTCTGGTCGACCGTCCAGCTGATCGCCATAGAAGCCGGGTTCGGCGGCAAGCGGCCGAAGGTGCTCCGGTCGGAGAAGCCCAAGGCAACCGGTATCAGCCCGCATGTTCTCCGGCACACGGCAGCAACGCACATGGCGCGCCGCGGCGTGCCTTTATGGATGATCGCAAAGATCCTTGGCAACACCCTCGCCATGGTCGAAAAGGTCTATGCGAAATGGGCGCCCGATGATGCGGAAGGGACCGTCAATCTGATCAGCAACGGAGTATTGGAGGCAGCAGAATGAAACGGGGATTTATAGCCGGATTTGCTGCCGCGACAGCGGAGATCGTCAGAACACACGGCGAGCCTGCGATAGCGGCTGACGTCCTGCGGGCAGGCGATTTTACGCTCGACGATTTTAGGAAAGCGAAAATCGACGACTACGATATGGTGATTATCGAGCGGCTTTTCGCGGAGGAATACGTGCTAAAATCTGCGCGCTGACACGGGCACAAGTGCGCAAAATGGGCATCGATTTTGCCAGACAGTTGACCTACAATGACAGACAACGATCGAATGAAGCGACTAGGAAACAAGGAAAACCGTTGCCAGACAGCATCCTACAGGTTTGCGACAACGCCC